GATAAATCGTCTAGCTTAGATAAATCGTCTAGCTTAGATAAATCGTCTAGCTTAGATAAATCGTCTAGCTTAGATAAATCGTCTAGCTTAGATAAATCGTCTAGCTTAGATAAATCGTCTAGCCCTGTGAAAAACCCAGTCCCTTCTTTAGAAGAAGTATCTTTTGATTATGACAAAATAACGGATTCTATTAGTCTTAAAAACCCGAATGAGGTTTATTATGAGATTTATAGAGCTGCAAGAGATAAAGCTAAACAATTAAGGAAAGTAGCTATGGAAGCTTATTTAGAAGCAAAAGAGATTAAAAACAAATATATGTTAACAGAAATTGAGGATGATTCTTCCGAAACGGAATCGGAACCAGAGGATTAAGCAAATGTGTAAATGTGCAAATGTGTAACTTTAGAATATTCATAATTAATAAAATCAATTTAACTCATATTCTTAAAAATATTTTATCATTAATTTAATATAATGAAGTTCTTGAGAGATTTACAGAAAACTATGAAAGCTCATCATCTTTTGGCTTTATTAGGAATAGTTGTAGTTATTTACGCCATCTATCAATATTCAGGACGCAAAGGAAGCCCCTCCGACGGATTTAACGACAAAAAGAATAAAATGATGCCTTCAGATGGTTCAAGTATGAATGCAATGACGGGTAGTACTGTAGCGCAACCTGCCAATCCAGCGGGTCAAAATGAAGTCTACGCCTCGGTTACCGATATTAAGACGTCTTCTTATGGCTTGCCTCCTAGCTGTTCCCGTGGTACAATTTCAGACCCCGCCGATTTATTGCCGAAGGATACAAATAGCCAATGGGCGCAATTAAACCCCGCCGGGTCAGCCGACTTTAAGAATGTTAATTTATTGAAAGCTGGATATAATATTGGGATTGATACGGTTGGTAGTTCTTTACGTAATGCAAACTTGCAAGTGCGGTCGGAGCCCCCGAACCCAACAAATGTAGTTAGTCCGTGGTTGAATACTACGATTGAACCCGACCTTATGCGCGCACCTTTAGAAATTGGTTGTGGAGCACAATAATTAATTTAGCAAAATATAGTTTAGCAAAAATAGTTTAGCAAAATATAGTATAATAAAATGTTTATTATTATAATAAATATTTTATTAATTAAATTCCCCTTTTATATGTAATTAAGGCTTTTTATATTTAATTAAGGCTTTTATATTTAATTAAGGCTTTTTATATTTAATTAAGGCTTTTAATTAATTAATTACATTATATATTTTATTAATTAAGGCTTTTTATATTTAATTAAGGCTTTTTATATTTAATTAAGGCTTTTTATATTTAATTAAGACTTTTTTATATTTAATTAAGGCTTTTATATGTAATTTAATTTAATTTAATTAAATTACATTTATATATTTATTTAATTATTTAATTATTTAATTAAAACCTTTAGGAAAATATTATTTTCTTTTTAGTATGTATAACAATGATGTCCAAAAGTCGTCGTGCCTCCCGTAGTGCTGCCCGTAGTGCATCCCGTTCTCGCGCCCGAACTCAACGTCGTTCCAAGACTGGCGGTCGTCGCCGTCGGTCAACCATGGCCGGTGGTCGTCGCCGCAAGCATTAAACACACTTTTTAGAAAGGTTTAGACCAAAACAACACAACCTTTAGAAAAGGTTGAGCCAAAGTACTTTTTAAACACACTTTTTAGAAAAGTGTAGCAAAAGTACTTTTAGGAAAAGTACAGCAAAAAACAACACTTTTTAGAAAAGTGTAGCAAAAAAAAGGTTTAGACCAAAACAACACTTTTTATACAAAGTAAAAAGAAGTGTAGCAAAAACATATAATATTAAAACTCATTTAATATTATTACAATATGATTTAGAAGGTATTTTATGTATTCTATTTATATAGTTTTTCAAAAAAACGCGCACTCATGTTACCTGTAGTAAATTTTATATATATATATAATTTATCAAGTTATATATATAAATAAAAATGAAAATGAATTATTTAGGCTATGCTTTTATTATTTTATTATTAATTGTGTGTATTAGAATATATCAAGACTCGGATACCTTTAATTTAAAATGCATTATTTCAGACGTAGATGGTAAGAAGTATTGTGTGCGAGAACGTAGTAAGTTAGTCTTAGCCGCCGACCGTTTAGCCACAGTGAATCAAAAAATGGGTAAATTAGTCGAGCATTGTAAAAAAAACTTTCCACAAAGAGAGAATGTGACGCGGTTATGTGCAGGTTATAACCCGAAACAAATTTATGAAACTTTGCCGACGAGTGAATATACCGCCTATAGCCAAAATAAAGGCGAAAAAATGGCTTTTTGTCTAAATACAGAAAAGACAGGCAATCAACTCATCGACCCGAATACTTTGACTTTTGTAGCTTTACATGAATTGTCACATATTGCTACCAAAAGTATTGGGCACGGAGAAGAATTTTGGACCAATTTCAAATTCCTTTTAGGGGAAGCGAGTAAAATTAATATTTATCAGCAAGTGGATTATAAGAAAAATCCGGTGCGTTATTGTGGGACAGATATTACAGATAATCCACATTATGATTTATAAAGGTACAACCTTTAGAAAAGTACAGCAAAACAACCTTTAGAAAAGGTTGAGCCAAAGTATTTTTTAAACGAAGTAAAGAGAAGTACAGCAAAAAACACAACCTTTAGAAAAGGTTGAGCCAAAGTATTTTTTAAACGAAGTAAAGAGAAGTACAGCAAAAACACGTACAACCTTTAGAAAAGGTTGAGAAGTGTAGCAGGTAAATTAAATGCTTTACTTTCTTTTTGTCTGTCTGCTCTTGTGTTTGTACCCACTACGTTTGCTGTGCCCACTATGTTTGCTGTGCCCACTATGTTTGTAACCACTACGTTTGTGCCCACTACGTTTGTACCCACTACGTTTGTACCCACTACGTTTGTACCCACTACGTTTGTACCCACTACGTTTGCCTCCTAAAATAGTACAACTAGTTTCTAATTTCTGCAAATAAAAAATTATATAGGGTAATGCAAATCCAATTGATACTCCTATAAGCCCTTTAATCTTTTCTAGAAATGCACTCGCTTCTCTCTTATATAGTTCAACTTGTTCCTCACAGGATTGGGTTGAAGTGGTTATTTTATAATAAAAATCAGTAATGTATTGTTTGATTGAACCTTCATACACTACAGGATTAACGCACGCCGGTTGACTTGGTTGATTACAAGCAATCTCGATAGCCGTATAAATTATAAAACTTAAAGCTAATATTTTAGACAAATTCACAAAGTTGGCATTTAAATTTATTTTGTTTTCTAACATTTTCAGCTGGGTTTCGTCTGAATCCATCGTTGGACTTGAATTAGGAAAAATAACAGCATTTTTTACAGCATATTCTAAAGGCTTTCCGCTCCGCCTTGCGCTTCTGCCCCATGGTTGCGGTGTTGTAGATTTTTCTAATGTAGACATATATATATTATATCTAAATAAATAATATAATTTATTTTATTTTATTTAGATTTAGAAATTTAAATTTTACTATATTTATAATGGGAAATAAATTATATTCACGATTTATACATGTAGAGGAAAAAAATGTCTCGACCATACAAAATGATTTACTAAAAGAAAACCTCACGGTGGTTGAGCCTGCTGTTGTTGAGCCTGCTGTTGTTGTCAAAGACATAGAGCCTCTTATTGAGTCGTTTGTTAAGGTTGTGCTAGAACCGGTGGCAGAGCCTGTGATTGGACCGGTGCTTGAGCCGGTGGCAGAGCCGGTGCTTGAGCCTGTTGTTAAAGACATAGAGCCTCTGATTAAGTCGTTTGTTGAGCCTGTTGTTGAGCCGGTGGCAGAGCCTGACAAAGACACAGAGCCTTACAAAGACACAGAATCGCCAAAGAAGAAAAAAAATAAGAAGAAAAAAACAGATTAAGCTTAGCTACTAACACCAACATATTCTATAAATTCGATTTTATAATCGTATTTATGTATTACTTCTTGTTTGTCAACAATTACCCAATCATTAATTTTTATAAAGGGAAACATTGTATCACAATCAAAATATTTATGAATTAAGGTGACATAACATTTCTCTACTAAACCCCTATCTAAAAATTGTTTATAAATAGTTTCACCCCCAATAACCCATACAGTATCATAATTATTGGCGGTACAAGTTTCCAATAAGCTAGTTATATTAGTAAACGTTTTACACCTGTGCACACTTATAGTGTCAGCTGTATCGGCTTTTTTTGGTAACAGTTGCTGTGCTCTTGCACCGTGCGAAGATGTAACTATCGAGTTGGTATTTTCATTCTGTAATACAAAGTCTAGTTTCAAGCTAGAGGATAAAATAAAATTATCCCGGCCAAGTAAACCTGGTCTGTTTAAACTGTTATAAGTATTACTTCCCATGATAACCGCATTCTTCCCTCGACCTTTTGTTAATTTAGAAAAATGTTGTAAATCTTCTTTAATAACCCATGGTAAAGAACCGTTACAACCAATACCATTATTATTCTTACACATTGCGACGATTATATTGTACTTCATACATACTTTTGAGAAAAGTATCCTTTTGCGAAAAGTATAGTATGGTTTTGCGATACTTTTCTCAAAAGTATAGTATGGTTTTGCAATACTTTTCTCAAAAGTATAGTATGGTTTTGCGATACTTTTCTCAAAAGTATAGTATGGTTTTGCAATACTTTTCTCAAAAGTATAGTATGGTTTTGCGATACTTTTCTCAAAAGTATCGATACTTTTCTCAAAAGTATATATATATATGACGACATCAACTCCTATATATAAAGTAGCTCATACCCAAGATAATAGTGAAATAAAAACCATCTTTGTCTTTTATGGACGTAATAACTTCACAGAAAAACTCGATACTGTGTTTGCTACTTATCTAAATGATACAACTAAACCAAACTCCCTGTTTGTCAACATATTTTCGCCGACTGAACTGCAGGTCATCAAAGAGAAAAACATAAATGTAACTTTTCTTCCCGCAGCAATTTATCCCGATGATACAATTGAAGTTATTAAAGAAAAGCTTTTACAATTTTGTAGGTTTAATTGTGCTTTTAGCGAGTTGTATTTATTCGCCCAGCAAGAGGAACGGCTAAATGCCTTGGCTATCTTCAACGCACTAACTCAACATGAAAAATTAGTTTTAACTAAAGAGCGAATAGTACAATATTTATTGAATGTGGATGTAAAGTCAGGTAATCTAAATCTAGATACCTTAGTGGATAAACCCGTCTACACATATGATGATATTGTTTCTCTGGGTTTAGACAAACTCGAAGCCTTAATGACTATTCCGGTTGGACAGAAGTTTGTAGTCTTGGATAAAAGTATTCAATATACGGTTAACCCCTTTTCAGTCTTAGCCTATGATTCTTTCTTAGAGAGATATGCTCAAGAAATTACCTCTACGTCGAATAAAAATATTTTAATGAATTTGGGTCCAAGTCTGATTAATAACACACTGTATGTTTGTCTAGCCGAAGAAGTCTTACAATATGCCATTTCCAATGGGCTCTCGCAAGAAAGTTCTGTGAAAATCTATTTCCCTTACTTATTAGAGAAAAAAATATTCAATCGCGAACAATTACAAGAGAGAAAACAGACATTATTAGTCGAGAGTGAACGCTTAATAAATAAAGATTTCGAAAAAAATAATGAAGTTGTATCAGTGTTTTATGATGTTTTTTCTAAGCGCCCAGCAAATATGTCTAAAAATATACAACAGGGTACACGAGAGATAGAATTTATGTTACACCCCGAGGTGGTTTTTAACTTACCCCTAGATATTGTATTCAAGTTGATTCATGCTACGCGTAAAGTGCCCTTAATCAAATATAATCCCGCAAAAAAACAAGATAAATTATATCGGTTATATTGTGATAAAATTGCCACAAATGGGAAGAAAATACCTTATTTGGATAAATCTGTTATTTTCCGGCTCGCCAAAACCATTGGGAAAACTAGGCGCGTATCTGTGTATATTGAATATCGCCTGCCGGACGGGGTAACCCCTATCATTTGTGATTTTGAAAATAATGGCAGTATCCATGTGCATGCGACTTTTACTAAAGCACATTCACTCGCAGATTTAAATCGAATTTTACAAGAAGCTATTAATCCGGTTATAGATGTAGTAAAGAATTATCTCTCTCAAAATGGATATAATATGCAGAATTTTACCAATCTAAATAGTAGTAATATTGAAATTGTTAATATGGATTATGTCTTATATACCGCCATTAATAAACCTATTAAATTGAAAAATATAATGGGGTGCGTGTCGGCCGTATTTAACGTGATGAGCGATGATTTGAAAAATGGCATCATTATGCGTTTCAAGCGTGTGGCGAACTATAACGAAATGGCTAGTATTGATGCATTTATTACGGAAATGTTGAATAGAGAATATGAGGAAGAAGATATTCTTGACCAGTTGGTGAGTAACTATAATATGACACCCACTAAAGCGCGGACAAAACTATCAGAGTTTATGAGTTCTTTGCAAGTGGTCCAAGATGCTTTTCAACATCGTCGTTTGAAAATTAAGAATAATCCGGGGTTTTTAACTACCGTACGGCAAGAACAATTCAATAAAAATATCATTATTACTCTGTCGGGAATTAATAATATGAGTTATTTACAGACAATTCCAATTTATATTGATGCGTTTATTAGCCTTACCCAGGATGATATAAAAACGTTTGAAAAAATCTGTAGTAGTAGTAGTAAGCCGTTAGGGCCAAGTGTAAGGCCAGAGCCAAGTATAGGGCCAGGGCCAAGTATGGTGTCCAGTGTAGGACCAGATGCATTACCAAGTGTAAGGCCAGAGCCCAGTGTAGGGCCCGAGCCCAGTGTAGGGCCAGATGCATTCCCACCAGAGACACAAATTACCGATATTGTCTCTAATGCCGAACAAATGGATAAACAAATGCATATTGTCGCAGAGGAATTAGTAATTGACGACATAAATAAAGATGAAGAAATGTTTGATTTATTTTTTGGTAATGACGAAGGCTTAGAAGGCTTAGAAGGCGAAGGTGAAGGCTTAGAAGGCGAAGGCGAAGCCGAAATAGAAGCCGAAATCGAAGGCGGAGCCAAACCCAAAAAAACAAAAGGGTCCGAAGAAGATACCTTAGAGTTGGATATTACGGGTAAGCGTTTAACGCATCCAAACCCATTTCAAGAACGTATTGTTAACCGCGACCCCACTCTTTTTTCAACATATAAAGATGAAAACTTCAAAGATTATTCACGGTCTTGTCCTTGGAACGTTAGAAGACATCCTGTAATTCTTAGCACCGAAGAAAAGGAGAAAATCGACAAAGAACATCCGGGGTCTTATGATAAAGAATCAGCAGTTAAATACGGTAGTGATAAAGATAAACAATTTTGGTATATTTGTCCCCGTTATTGGAGTTTAAAAGATAACACCACTCTAACCGAGGCAGAAGTCAAGTCTGGAAAATATGGCAAAATTATTCCACATGGTAGTAAGAAAGTGGGTCCCGGAGAAAATATATTCGAGTTTAATGACGACGTATATCATAAGGGAAAACATGGTGAGTATATCAATCTTCATCCGGGGTTTTTAAAACCGAGTGCACAAGGAAAATGTTTACCGTGTTGTTTTAAAGAATGGAATAATGCAGAACAAAAAACACGCCGGGATATTTGTGCCGTGGAAAAGCAAGATACTGTCGGTCCCAGTACAGACATAAAGGATTTAGAAACCAGTGTGTCTTTTGCGTCGGCAGAGGCTAGTGCACCGACAGAGGCTAGTGCACCGACAGAGGCTAGTGCACCGGCAGAGGTTAGTACACCGGCAGAGGCTAGTGCAGCGGCAGAGGTTAGTACACCGGCAGAACCCACTCCCCAGTCATCGACAAAAAGTAAAGTCAAAAAAACTAAAGTGACGGACGATTATATCAAGGGACCAGATAAATATCCCCTAGAGTATAACCGTTATGGTTTCTTATCCCCGGCGATTCAAAAGTTTCTCCAAACCGATAATAAAAAATGTCAAGTTAGTTTAACAAATACATCCCTTAAACCTAATCACGTCTGTATGGTAAGACGAGGTGTAGAATTTAGCAAGTCTCAATCCTTTTTGGCCTGTATCTCCGATATTTATACAGGTATATATGAATTACCCCAGCAATCTATTAGTACTTTCAAAGAAACGTTAATAAAAGCCCTAGATATTGACCTTTTTCTCTCCTTACAAAATGGCAACTTGATAAATATTTTCGCCCAGGATGAACTCATCGGCATTAGCAGTAACGATATAGATTTAAATGACTTCCGCACTAGTGAGCTGTTTAAACGCACCCATAAAAATAAAGAACGAGAGAAAAATACTTTCTTGAAAATAGCCCATGCTTTTACTAATTTCAAAGAATATTTGCGTGATAATACAATCGTAATTGATTATGTCTATTTATGGGACTTAATCTCCCAACCCAACCGCAAATTGTTTAAAAAAGGGTTGAACATGGCTATTGTGGAAATGAGTAATAATGACATTACCAATAATGTTAATTTGATTTGTCCTACAAATCATTACGTAACCACTTTTTTTGATAATTACAAAGATACAGTTATCATTATAAAACACGAGAAAGAATTTGATAATAAAACCTATAGTTTGTATGAACCGATTTATGCGATTGAGGACAAGAAACGGGAATTCGCGGTGACCTATGCATTTAAGTTGAATTCGTTGGTAAATATCAATGCTACATTGGAATTAATTAAACAGTCCTTTACCAAGTGTGGCACCTATCCCAGTATGCCGAATGTTTATGAATTTAAAAGAAATATATCCTTAGAGCGGTTAGTCGACTTATTAGACTTGAAGGCGTATACTGTAGAAAAACAAGTTATGAACTTTAACGGGAAAGTTATTGGCGTAATTGCCCAAAAGACAGTAAAGAAGGGCAAGGGCAAAGGTACGGGTAAGGGTACGGGTACGGAGCTGAAAGGGTTTCTACCGTGTTTTCCTTCGGCTTTTATCAAACATTTAGACACGGGGTTTATTTGGATGGACGAAGATTATAGTGACACTTATGAGAATACCCTGGCGTTTTTAAACCAAGTGTATAAAGACTTGGGCGGACGCATCCCTTGTAAACCCAAGATAAAGGTGATTGAAGATGAATTAATTGTTGGTATCCTGACAGAAACGAATCAGTTTATTATGCTGTCGGTACCCGTCTTGGATACTTTTCCAACGGATGGTTTAACGCCAGTAGCGGATATTGGTCTTGTAAAATTAAATGATA